TTTAATAGAAAGTATAGAATAGCTTTTTATAATCCAGAAGTTTCTTCAAATTCAGAAATCTCTTATTCGTATCATAATCAAACAAGTAAAAAGCATTTACCTTATAAAGTTTTAGTTAGATCTGTATTTAATACTGCTGAGTTTAATTTCTTAAATACAAATATAAATCCAAATACAGTACCTTATAGTTGGGATAGAACTTTAGATAATACACTAAACTACAACCCGAACAGTTTTTTGTATCTTGAAAAAGAGAGAACTATTACAATAAGAAGAATAGAGACAACAGAAAGCTCAATTCCAAGCAACTTTGATTTTGAACCTGAAAGCTTAACTTCTGATTATCAAAAAGATGCAGCAAATGACTCTGGTAAGGTAAATCAATTTGAAGGAAATAAAGATATTACAATATCAGACTATGGAAACGAAACAGATACAGTTAACAAAATAAACTCTTTGTTTTTTGGATTTTCAAATAAACTAGGGACTTGTTATAAAAGACATCCAATTGAAAGATTAGATGGTTGGAAATATGGTATTTTAAGCGGAGTAAGATCTTATGTTAAGCATAATTTTGATTGGAAAAAATTTGGACAATTTGCTGACAGAGTTAACGGTTCTAAGAATTACGCTATTTTTATAGAAGATGGAAGTGTTAGATATCCAATAGAAAAAACTTTTTATGATCAAAATTTTTATCCAATAGATACAGATACGGCTAGTTCATCTATTTTATCTGCAATGAATACTTACAATAAAGATCATTATTCAAGACACGTAACACCATTTATAGAATCTTAATGAAAGAAAAAGCATGGCAGGAATCTTAGACAAAAAAGAAAGAGTTATTGATTATAAGATAACTAATAATGGTAGATCACAAATTCAAGATGGTGATATACGTTATGTCTATGCAACTTTTAGTGATTCTGGTATTATATATAATGAATTGGATAAAAGTTTAACAGACAGTAAACGTAATATATCAGATGAAACACAATTCCTTCCCTTTGAAGTGACTTCAAAGGTTAATGATGTTTTAAACCCAGAGTTTGATCTAAAAAACTTTTTAACATCTAATGAAAATAGTGACATTTCTGAAGAAGGCATAACTTTTAATGACGCAATACAGAAAATAAAAGATACAGAAGTTAAAAATAACAATGTAAGTTTATCTAAAAAATTAATAAATTTAAAACTATTAGATACAAAATCTGAAAATGAATTTACTGGTATTAAGTTTGCTAATGAAACTGATGTATTGCAAAACAATAGCTTTGCTTTTAATTTAAAAGAAAACTATCCAACACTTTACAATAAAAATCAAAGTTACAAAGAACTTTCAACTCTTATAGCAGATAAGCGTCTTTCTAACAAAACTCCTTTTAAAAGACTAATACCTGTAAATAATCAAAATGTCCAACTATATAATGACAATGATTTTAAAAAATACTATTCAGATCAAAACGATGAATTCTATGTCTTAAAAGAATATAATAATCCTATTAATGAAATAAATGACGAGGATGATATTGACTCATCAATATTAAAAACTGTAGATGCGTTATTAAAAGACAATAAAGTTTATAAAAAAGAATACGTTTTAAGCGAGTATAGCAGAGAAGATACTTTTATATTCAACATGTATGAAAATGATGGTGATATTATAAAAAACTATAGCATTAACAAGCTTAGCTTTATAGATCTTGGTGAAAAATTTGACAAAAGAACAGGCAAAAGTAAAAGAATATTTCTTGTTGGCAAAATAATAAAAACAAGAAATGAAGACGATATAGATGTTGAATTAGTATATAGTTTTAATAAAGGAGTAATACAAAAAAACACAAATAGCAGTCAAATACCTCTTTCTATATATTATAGTTTTGTATGTATGTTTACATTAGTTTTGGAGTAAAAAATGCTATTAGATACTAGATTTTCTAAAAATATATTTAAAAGAATTAATGAAGATAATATAACTTTTAACAAAGAAAAAGATAATAGCTTTAGTTTAAATTTTGTACTTCCAGTTAATATAAGCAATAAAATATTTAAGTTTTGCTTTATATTTGAAGACAAACTTAGCAAGTCTAGGTTTTACGATATTAAAGCTTCTAGAAACAATAAAATAGAAGTTCTGTATGATAGTGCAAAGGTATTAGATAGTGAACTAAGTATATCTTTAAAGCAAGTTGACTATGAAAAATACCTTTTTAGTGATAAGATAACAATATATGCATACAATAAGTTTAAAAACATATTAGATAAAACTGAAATACTTTTAACAAAAAGCCTTGAAGATAAAAAAGATTTAGCAAAATTAAAAATAAAATCTTTAAAGTCAAAAAAAGAATTATTAGAAGAAATACCTGTTTTAAATGTATCAAAAGGTATTTTTAACTTTAAGTCAGTTTATAGAAGTAATGATTTTAAAATTATATCTTGCTCTATTTTTTTTAATAACAAATCTTATAAAAGTGATATAGAAAAAAGTGGATTAATAGAGTTTAATAAGAAAAAGTTTAGAGATCTTTACAATGATTTAAACGATAGTTTTTATAAAAATAAGTCAGTAAAGGTAAATTACGAAATACAAATTCATAATAGACTTGTAAATAGAAGTACATATCATATAGACTCAATAGTTTTAGATAGAAACATGTTCTTAAATGATTTTTCTACAAAAGAATACTTAAAAAATAGAGTTTATAATTCGATTTTAGTTAGTAATACAATAGATAAAGATGGTAAAAATAAAATTAAAGTAAACTTTAAAAATAAACTATTTAAAGATAGAATAAAATTAGAAGAAGTATTAGACAGTAAAAGTAAAAAAATAAGTCTGTTTAAAGGTAAAGAATCAGATAATTTAAAAGTAACTGAAAAAGAAATATTTGAGCAAGATTTAAGCTTCTATACGAAAAGTTCAAAAAGATTTGATAGCTTAGTTTTTTCAATTGATAATGAAAAAATTAGAATTAGAAAAGAAGATATACTAAAAGTTGACAAAAAAATTAATTTAAAACAAAAAAAACTTTTTAATCAAGACAAACAAAGCTATCATAAAAATTTTATTAAATTCTATAGAGTATTAAGAGAAAACTTTAAAATAACTTCAACTTTTAATCATAGCAGTAGGAATTTTTTCTCTGAAAGTTTTTCTTTAAATGTTGGTAATTTCAAAAAAGTAGCTGAATCTTTTGGATACAATCAAGAAGAAAATGATCAAAACTTAGATGATGAGATAAACTTTTTAAAATCTTCTATTTTCGTTATTGAAAAATCATACTATTTTAATAACGAGCTATTTGATGTTAAGCAAAAAAACTTTAAGTTAGAAGACTTATTTGATTTTAAAAATATAAAAAATAATACTATTAACTCAAACAAAGATTTAAATTTAAATACACAAAGCTTTTCAGGGTTTTTAAGTAATAGATATTCTAAAAAATATCAAAATTTATTAAAAATTGTATCTTTAGATGATAGTGAAGATCTATATAGAAAACTAAGTATACTTAAAAACATAGAAATGTTTACTTATAGTGTTAAATATAACATATATGCAATACCTGTAGATAAAAAATTAAAAGTCATCAAAGAGTCCGGGTATGATTTAAGTCAGCTTAGTAAAAGAAAAATATATGTTGCTCAAAATCCTGGTAATGATTCTAATATAAACTTAGGAAATAAAACTCTAAATGAATTTTTAAATCAAGTTTTAGTAAAAGGAATAAACTTTTCTAAAAGAGAAAATATAAAAAAGAATTTTCTTTCTAAAGAAAATACTGATTCTAATAACATAGACTTTTGTAAAAATATAATAAATAATTCTATTATTATTAATAGCGAATTTCTAATAAAAAGCTTTGATAACAATCTTATAGAAAGTGAAGTCAAAAATTCATCAGTTAGAAACTCAAAAAAAGATTTATTGCCTAAAGTAGTTTTTAATAGAGTTTTTGTAGAAAAAGGAAAAATAAAAAGAAATAGAAATATTTCATCTAGTATGTCTAGTATTAATCATGACATAGTATTAGATATAACTGATACAAAACTTGATAGCTTAGAAGATTTAAATGATATAAGGTTAAAATATCTATTTTATAAAGATATTGGTTATATAAATGGAGATATTTCAAATTTATCTAAAATAGGAAACGATGTTTTTTATTCAAAAGAGTATATCAATAAAAACAAATCAGACTTTAGCTCTTACTTTATTGCTAATGATCTAAAAAACATGTCAATTAAAAATGAAAACAATAAAAAATATCTTTGTCTAAACATTGAAAATGAAAACATATTGTTAGATATTCTTCAAGATATAAACTCTAGATACAAAATTTTAATAGAGTATACTTATATAAAAGACGATATTTTAATAGAATGTCAAAATATAGTTAACTTATAAAATAGGTAATAAAATGTCGAATATACCAGATATTCCAATAGACAATAGATTTAGTGAAATTAGTGAAGCAAGAAGCTCTATAGAAGAAGCACAAAGAGAAGTAGCTATAAATTCTTCTATATCTTCTAGAAATATTGAAACAATATCAATTGAAAGTATTGCAAGGAATAGAAGAGCAAGAAGATCACCTGCGCCAGACTTTGAACAAATATCTTCTTTCACAGATGATATAAGTCAAGGAATTATTCGTAACAACACACAAATAGAAGAAACTTTTTCAAATTATATAGAAACATCTTTAGAAACAATATATGGTGATGGTAATGAAAGCTCTATTGTAGAAAACAATATAATAGAAGAAATATCAACTTTATCCTATGTTGTTAATAGTGACTTAAAAGAAGATTCTTTGAAAAACATTAAGAGAAATGGATCTTTAGATATTGCATCTATAATATTTCAAAATATTGACAATATACCTGATAATGTGTTTTCATTTTATAATAGTATTACTAATAAAAGTATTTCTAGTGTTCAAACAATATCTCATATAAATCCTAAAAATAAGCTAGTTACTAATCAAATATTTAAACTACAAATAAAAGAACCTAACAACAAGATAACAGAAGAATATTATAACAAAGTAGAAATTCAAGCTAAAAAAATGTTTAGCAGAATTCCAAAAATTGTTGAATTTGTTGACAGTAAAATAACTGATAAGTTTAGAAAGACAGATACTTACCTAGATTCTATAAAATTTGGCATTGAAAAGTTTGAAGACTTTTCAAAGAAAAATAATTATGCAAATATAGTTGAAAGATATTTTAACGAAAATTCAACTTCTAAGTATTTAGGAAAGATATACAAGGAATCATCTTTTGATCAAAGTTTAGTTAATAGTTTTATACAAGGTGTTAATAATAATATTTCAAGTACCCAAGATCAAGATTTAAACTTAAATGAGTTTTTTGGAAAAGGAACAGCAATTAGTAATGTTACAAAGTCTTCGCTAATTATTACTGACTTTAAAAACAAAAACGATGATATTTTAGATACTGACTCTTTTATTGCACAGCAATATGCAAACTTATCTTGTAGTTTATTTACTTACTATCCTTCTTTATTTAAAAACAATCTTCTTATTTATAACATTACTATTCCAACTAACACGCAAAAACTAGATTCAAAATCTCCAAAAGTCTGTATTGACGTTGAAAACAATAGAGATAAAAATATTTATAGCTATATTAATTCTGAAAATGTTTCTCTAAATCAGACTTCTTTAATAAAAGACACAATGTCGTATACAGAATCTGTTAATTCATTTGAAAAGTGTATTGATAAAGATTTTATACTAGATAGTGGTACAAATATAAGTATATTAGATAATACTGAAAGAAATCGCATAAGAAGTATTGATTTAGATATTAATACCTTATCTACACAATTATTTATAGACTTTACAGACTTTGATGACCATTTTATTAGATTTGAAGAAGTAATAGCTAGTAAATCCGATTCTGATCTTGTTAATTTAAATGCTAGGAAAACTTTTTCTGATATTTTTAGTAGTTATATTTATGAAAACTTTATAAATTCAATTTCTATTCAAAATCAAGATATATTTTCTAATTTTTATAAAACATTTAAGTCTTATATTATGTATTACTTAGACAACAACAAAGAAGAATTTATAGAAGGCTCTAATAGTATTGACTTAGATACTTTTAAATTTTTTAAGAATATTATACAAAAAGTTATTAATAGTAATGAAGATGAAGAAATATATAATTTTAATATTCAAAACTTAAGTTCAAATAACAGCTTATATAAAGAAAATATATCTTTTCTTTTAATAAAATATTTAATAGAAAACAATGATATAATTAACTTATCGTCTAATGAAATAAAAAATAATATAAATTCTTTAAATAATGATTTAAATTATAGAAACAGAAATCACGTAAATCCTGATATGAATGAAATGATTGAAAATAATCAGAATATTATAGAATTTAACGAAAACATAATTTTAAATAAATTTCTTGAAAACAAAAACTTTAAAGACTATATTTTTTCTCCTCTTAAACCTACTGGATTTAAAAATTTATACAAAGACTATATAAACGGTATTTCAAGACTTGAATTTACGCCATGGATGATTGGATCAAATGCTGACTCTTTAGCAAGACAAGATGAATTAATACGTGTTTTTTTAAATAGAGACAAAATATTAGAAATGACTAAAAATTACATAAAGACAGTTTATGTAATGAAAGAAATTACTAGGAAAACTTTGATACTTTTATTAAGAAAGTTTAATATATTTAACAATAAAGTTCAAAATATGATATCGATGGATTTAAATAGAGATTCTCGATCGTTTAGTGACTTAAGCATTGATATATTGAAAATTCTAAATAGACAAAGTAATGAAAACTTTTTTTTAACTGGTAACAAAAACTTAGATGTAGAATTAAAATCTAAAAGTCTTACTATATTAAAAGAATTAATTTCTGGAACAAGTAATTTTATTAATCAAGAAAATAAAAGAAACTATGACTTTTTATCAAAAGATAACTTATCTTTAAATTCAAATAAGTTATTAATAAATTCAGATTATTTTATTAAAAAACTAAAACTTTCTTATCTTAAAAAACATAACGTAAATATAGAATTGTTTTTAAATACATGTAAATCTTTAAAAGAAAAAAGCGGGAATTCTTATTTAGCAACTTCTTCAGATAGTAGCAATTCTAATTCTTTTATCTACAGAGAAGATCTATTGTTTAAAGAGTTTTACAAGTCTGAAGACGAAAAGTATTATTCTTACTATAATTTTTTTAATTGCAAAGTACAAAACGATTTAAATATTTTTAATACTAATTTTATTTTAAACAATGAATTAGAAGACTCATCTTATGATGAAAAGTATAATAAATTTCATTCTTTAATAAAAAACTACTATTTTAAAAATGTATTTAAAAATACTTCTACTTACTTGCTTAGTAATATTAAAAACACAAATAGGTATTTTAATCAAACAATTTTAGAAAACAATAAAAACGATATGATATTGCAATATTTATATTTCTGTTGTTTTGAAAACGAAATATCAAGTGCTAACATTGAAAAAAAATCAATAGTAAAAAGATTCTTAGAGAAGAGTGTTACTAGACTTCTAGGAATAAATGATACATCTTTTAAATTTAGTATTAATGATGTAGTTAAATCTGACTTTGAAGAAGAAGATGGATCTTTTAACAAAGAAAAGTACAATAAAGAAATTTTAGATTCAAACGAAGAATATAAAAAATTAATAAATTCTATTTTTAATTTTAATGAAAATATTGCAAAGTCTACAGAAGTTTTTAGGCTTTATAATTTAAGACCTTTACTACTAAACATCAATAAAGAAAATTCTGAAGAGTTTTCGTCTAATAACATAACTATTACAGAAGATTTTAATTTTGATAATCAGTTAAGAAACGAAGGAATAGCAATAAACAATTTCATTGACATAGAATATTATACTTTTCCTTTTAAAAAGCTTACTAGAGAATATGTTGCAACTTATAATATAAACAATAATTTTTTTAAATTGATAAATATAAGAAAAAGATTTGAAACTGTATTTGACGAAGAAGGTAATCCACTTCTTTTAGTTAAAGAAAAGTTTAATCATGTACCTATTAAAGAAAAAAGTAATAATGATACAAATAGTAAGTACATCATAAGTAGTGTTAATAGTGTTCATTATAGTCATAGCGAAAAAATAACAGACAACTTTAATGAAATTTGTGAAAAAGAAGGTACGTTATTTAATTTAATAATTAAACAAATAATTTTGACAATAGAATCAATAAAGTCAGATGATCTTTCTTCTGTAAATGATATTCAAGACGTAAATAATTTTATAGAAAACAATAAAGACTTATACTTTTTTGGAGAAAAAATAATAGAGAATATTTCTGATATATATAATATTATTTTTAGAAGAGTAGAACTTTCATCATATAATAATTCATTACCAGATACAAACACTATTGAACAATTAGATTTACCTGAAATTTCTTTTGAAAACGAGTTAAAGATAGAAAACATATTAGAAGATATAACAAAGTTTGGTAATATAAACAATGAAGAAAAAATAAATTTACACCCAGCTAAAATATATGATACATCAAAATCTGAAAGTTATTTAAATAAAAATGAACTTTTTAAAGAAAGAAGCGATCAATTTCTAGTTCACAAAGATGGTGAAGTATTAAGCTTTAGTACTAATAATTTTATTGAAAATCAAATAATAAAAGCTGCAATTTCAGACCAACTTCAAAGCCTTACGTTTGATATGATAAGCGGATATTATCTTAATCAAAAAGAATTCTATGAAAACAATCTAAAAGAAGAATTTAAAAATAGTGAATTTGAATTTTTAAAAAACGAGCTTTTATTAGGTGACGAAATATATGAAAACATAAGTAATACATCTTATAAAAGAAACATATACAAAGAAATCTCTAGAATAATGTATGAAAATAAGTCGCTTTATAAAAACTTTGTAAAGAACAAAACCGATATTCATACTTATTACAAAGATAACATTAATAAATTTTTCTCTTCTTTAAAGAGTGATTCTAATTATATAAATAGTATTATTAAATACTTAGATCAAGAAGCTTATAATAAAAATATACTTACTGTAGGGATTCCAAATAATTTAATTGATAGGATTGATAATAATATTGCTTTAAGTGTTAATATTGATTTTGTTAATCACGAAAAAACAAGTGTATCTTCTAAAGAGATAAAATTTATTCCTACGCTTAATAATTTAATAAGCAACTATTATAATCAAGATATCTATAAAAACGAATACAATGGATTTATAAGTATTTTTAATGAAAATAATAAAGAAATAAAAGAGAGATATAGTATTGTAAATACATCAGGAATAGATAATACTTTCATTAGTGATATATCAAAAAATCATATTGATTCGTTCTCTTACAAGAATATATTTAATGTAGCTTATAATAATAGTATAAAAGAAGATTTATTTTTTATAGATGAAAATTATAATAGTAGACTTATAGACATTGATTTTTATAATCTTATTTTAAGCCTTCGTGAAAGAGACTTTAATCTAATATCTGATATTGATAAAGATATATTTGAAGAAAATATTAGTATTGTAGATGATAAATATGTAAAAATACCAGATCTTTCTTATTGCATTTCTAACAATATTAACATTTACAATACTTTGTATGAAATTAATAAAAATATATCTAATATAAAGTTTGATAAAATGTTTAAAGAAAAACTTTTTTATGAAATTTACTTTATTCCTATAGACAGAGAGAATAATGATGGTATAACATTATATCCTGAGTTTAGTCTTGTTAAACTAAAGCCTTAGAAAGATTTAAGATGAAAACAAAAAATATAATATTAGACTTTTCAAATAATACTCTTGAGATTGATTACGATTTTATTTATAATTTTTATCAAGAAATAGAAACTATAACTGAAGATGGTTTTATAGATAATTTAAATACTGATTTTAAAAAGAGCAAGTTTATAAAAATTAATTTTAAGTTTATAAACGAAGCAAGAAAAATTAAAATAAGAGATAGATTTACACCAAATATTAATATTGATTACTTTAGAAGCATTAGTAACAATAATTTACCTTTGTCTTTAGACGATAGAAGACTTTTTAATACTTTAAACAAAATAGATAACTACTTTTATATAAATGAAGATGTTAAAGATAGTAGTTATACAAATGATAGTGATATTAAAACAACTTTAAGCTATTTTAACTTAAGTAATGATTTAGACTTTTATAAAAACTCTAATTGTGTTTATTACAATAAGAATTTAGCTAGCTTTATAAAGAATTCAAAGTCAAATACTAATGTATTGCAGAATAAAAATATTGAAAATATTGAAACTTACAAAAGTGTTTTAAATACTGAAGACTTTAATGAAAATTTTAATTCTAATATTATTAATTATATACCAAATATAAGTAATAATTTGTTTTCATACTCAGAAATAGAATCAGACAACAATAAAAGAAAAAAAGCTTTTATTGGTATTCTTACAGATAAATTTATAAAAGACGAAGACGACTATAAATTAAAAAGTTCAACTTTTTATTTTACTCAAAATCACTTTTCTAACTTTAGTAGAGAAATAAACGATGTTGGTGTAAAGTATGGAAGAGTTTATAAATATGTTTTTTATCCTGTCTACTTCTATAGTAGACCAACTATTGATGAAGGCTTAACTTTAAGTGACTATTTAATTTGTGATACACCTTCAATAACTGAAGATATTTTGTGTGTAGAAAATATAAGGCCAACTGTTATAGGAAATTTAAGAGGAAAATATTTTGAAAATAGAAAGTCTTTTAAATTAAGATGGTCACAACCTGCTGAAAATCAAAATGATATAAAAGGTTTTCAGATATTTAAAAGAACAAGCTTGGATGAGCCATTTATGCTTGTTAAGCAACTAGAAGGTCATAGTAATATTGATTTTTATGATAGAAATGAAAACATAAGTAAAGATCAAGTTGTACATGAAGAAGGAAAAATATTTAGAGAATACTATGATGATACTTTTAATCCTACAGATATTACAATATATACTATTTGTAGTATTGATGCTCATGGTTTAACATCAAGCTACTCAGAGCAAATAGCTTTTACATATGACTTTCTAAATAAAAAGACAATTGCAGATCTTGTAAGTACATCAGGTGCACCAATATTTTATCCTAATTTGTTTGTTCCAAGAAAAACAATATTTTTCGATAATGATGATAAGCTTTCAACAATAACGCCTTCAGCTACAAGAAAAACAAAGTTTACGCTTATGTTTACACCTGACTGTTTAAAGCATGATACAGAGCAATCAAGTCAAACATTTGAAAAATTATTTAAGAATGAATATGAATTTAGTATATTTAGACTAAATAATAGAAGTATATATGAAGACAAGATAAGTATTAATTATAACGAACAAGAACAATAAAACATATTAAATATTTTAATAAAAATATATTGTAAATATAATTATTATGAAAGGACTATAAATAAACTATGGGATTTTTAAATCATACTACAAACAATATTATTATTGATGCAGTTTTAACTGAAAGAGGTAGAGAGTTATTGTCTCAAAACAATGGTTCTTTTAAAATAAGCAGTTTTTCTTTTGGTGATGACGAAGTTGATTATACTTTGATCACTAAATATGGAAAAGTTATAGGAAAAGAAAAAATAGAAAAAAATACTCCTATATTTGAAGCTAACCCAAATGAAAATGTTGCTATTAAGCATCCTTTAATTACTTACTCTAATCCTGTTGATACTTTAACAAAGATTCCAAGAATTAAACTTGCAAGCAGTGCTACTAGTATTACTTTAAAAAATGAGTCTACTAATCGACTAGAAACTCATTCTTTAATAAAAGTAAAAGATTTTATTGAAACAACAGATACTACAGAAACAGTTGACGAAAGACTTTTAGATCATGAATTTATTGTTAAAGTTCATAATGATTTATTAAGAGTAGAAGGTCAAACGCCAGATGATCTAGATACAAATAAAATTGCAACATATTTTATTGATACAGGCACTGCTGAAGATAGAGAATTTTCAAATCAAAGACAAGCAGACTTTACTATTTTTGCTAAAAACGTTGTTAATGCTAATACATTTTCAGTTTATGCAGATCCAAGTGATAGTACTAAGATTCACACGCAAGTTCAAGTAATTGGAACAGCTTCAGGTTCTTCAAAAATAATTCCAGTTGTAATAAACAAAGTAGTTTAATAGAAGGTTAACAAGTTATGGCAAAAGATTTAATAGGATCATATATTTCTATAGATGAAAGTAACTCTATATCTAAGAAAAGCAAAGTTCAACAATTAGTAGACATTGTTCAGTCTGATATACATAGTGCTACATCGAGCAATACTAGAAAGAAATATCAAGCATTTGTAAGTGGAGGCACTGGTCTTACTAACATAACAAGCTCTTTATATCAAACTGTTTTTGACCAAAATCACACATTTCAAACTTCTAATGCTATGTTTGATTGTACAGTTGGATTAAATCCAGCTGGTACAACATATACTGGAGCAAAAACAAGTACAGATAGTGGTGGCAAAGATATATTTCCTAGTACTACTTTGATGATGAGAGAGAAAGCAAACATTTATAGACAATATGCTTTAAATCTTCTAGGTGATGCAGACGCTACTTTTAAATCTCCTTTTGACTCTACAACAACAACAGACGTTATGGATGAAGTTTTATTTATTAACTTCAGAAGGTTATTCACAAGAGATAATATTGTAAAAGAATCATTTGCTCTAAGACTTTATCAAAGCGGATCTTTTCTTAAAGATGATGCAGGAAGTGCTTATAATTCGGGTGGTACTTCAGAAACTAATCTCAATATTCAACCTGATGCTGTTAGTAACGATAACAATAGTTTGGTTAAAGTAACAGACTCAGGTGCAAACTCTTCTAAAAGAGTAACTGCAGTTGCTGGAGAAGTTGGAACTTTAAAAATTGGAACAACAAACGTAGGATTAATATTTTATGATAGTGGAATATTAGTTTTAAATGCTAGTAAAGTATTTGATGGTACACAAATAATGCGTGGCTTAATATCAGATGTTAATGTAACAAGTAGTGGCACTATTGCTGCTGGAGTTAATAGTTCTTCTTATACTAGCGCAATATCTTACAATGCTGGTCAAGGATTACTATCTGGATCATTTATTCCTGACATGTGGAGAAAAAGCTCTATTGATGATATTGTTGATCATGTATTAGGTACTAGATTTGATGATGGTAATTTAACAGCAATAGCATTTAAAAACGAAACGTTTATTAACTCTTCATTAATTTTTTGTAGAGCAGCACCTTCACAATTAAATTATTCTACTAATCCTACTTATTTAGATGCTGATGGTAAAATTAGAGTAATAACAGAAGATACTGACGAACCTTTTTCTTTTGTCACTACTATAGGACTACATGATGCTGAAGGTAGATTACTTGCTGTTGCAAAAACTTCAAGACCTATAGAGAAGAATTCTGAGACTGACCTATCAATTAGAATTAGATTAGACTATTAAAAGTATAAACTATGACTTTAGTACCACTAAGTAACAAAAACTTTGTTAAAACTACTGTAAAGGTAGCACCTAAAACAACCTACGTATCAGCTAGTAGTGACTGTAATAATTTTGGTGAATTAGCAATTAGCGGTACAGGAATATCTGGATCTGTATTTGATAGAGAAGATTTTTCAAAGTCAATTATACCTACAAAGATAGATGGAAAGTTAAAATCTACACTAAACAGTACAACAAAAGATATATTTTCAGAAGGATTTAGTAAAGAAGGAAGTAATATAATTAATGAACTTGAAAGGATTAGAACTGCTGAAGGTGAAAATTATCAAGATGAGATAAATGCAAACAATTTTAAAAATGAATTCAAAATAAAAAGAACAATTCAAAACTTTCTATACGGAGATGTAAATCTAGACAAAAAAAACTATGTTAAAAATATTTTATATCCATTTTATAGAAAAAATAAAGACAATGATAATTTAAACAATGTTTATTGGGGGTTTTCTAATTACAATAGTTTAAACTTTTTCTCACAAGGATTTAATTCATCTTATAATTATTCAAGTCATTCAAATTGCTTAGCTTACCCAAACTTCTATACTAATAATAAATATAATTATGACTTTATTAAAAAAGATAACTTTAACGTATCATTTTTTATTAATAGAAGAGAAACTGGATCTATAACTGATCAATGTATTTTACATATTCCAAAAGCTTTCAGTATATTCTTATCAAATGGATCAAGTACTAATACTAATACATTTGGTAATATTAATAAATATAAAATAAAGACAAGTATTGTTCAAAATGATAGTCCTTTATCTTTTTCTTATAGCGAAACTACAGACTGTATAAAAAGTAATAATTGGCATTATGTTTCTATTAATTTTATAAATACTACAAATGACTCTTATAGAGTTGACATTTACGTTGATAATAACATTATACAGACATTTACAATTGACACAATATTTAAATATAGTGAATTTGATAATATTATTTTAATAGGTAATAAATTTAATAATTACGATGAATTATCCATTAATTCAAATAGTATTGGTGATAACTCTATTCTTAGAAAAAGATTGTTTTCAAGCACAGGTGTAAATCCAGTTTTAAATAATAAGTTTATAAATATTGAAAAAAGTATTGATATAAATTCTACAAATGAAGACTTTTTTGACAAAACAAAAACAATGTTTTCTTTAGAAGCTGAATTGTGTGATTTTAGAATATACTCTAATTCTCTAGATATAGACAAGATTAAACATAATAGAAAAAATGGTGTAAAAAACGTATTAAGTGAAATATTAGATTCTGGATTATGTTTTTATTTGCCATTATATTTTGTCCCAGTTGCAATTTTCAAAGAAGCTCTATACAATGCATCAGGAGAGACAAAAAAATTAACTTATACATCACCTGTCAATCCTTATTTTAGTAATTTTTGCGGTGGCCATGAAGTAAATGTTGAAAATTTTGTTTTTGAATTTGTTAGAAAACAAACTCCAAATATTATAATCGGTGGAATAGATAAAAACAATTTTTATAAAGACACATCTGTAAGTAGTGTTAATAACCTAATAAGATATAAAAGTGGTTCTAATGAAAACGATAATACGCTCATAAGAAAAGGCACGTCAGTTAACGAAATATATACAAAAAACTTATTAGATAATTCAGTAATATCAGATAATGAAAAAATTAATAATCTTATATATAGAAATAACTTTATTCTACCTAATGATAATGGGATACAGAAACAATACTTTAATATAATATCAGATGTATTTTCAAGTAATATATCTAACGATAACATGTCTAATACAACAGGATATGAATCTCAATATAATTTTATTGAAAATTTAGAAGAAAGAAATATAAATACAAAATTAGGCATTACAGATCAAATATCTAAAAATTATCATGTATCAATGGAAAAGATATATAGTGACTTAAACTTTAACGATCTATATAAAACAAGATATAAAAAAAATTTTTTTACAAAAGATAATGGAATTCCATATTCTGATGAATTTAATAATGAAGAAAGACCTATTGAAACAATATCAGATATACCTTACACTATATCTAAAGATACATTATATAGTGTAAGTAACTTATTATATCATAATAATATTGATATAGATACTTGGACAAATAGTAATACTATTGTTACTGAGCCTAATAAAGACAAATATTTAAATTATTATATCGATGAATCTAACTTAAGTAATCCTCTAACTAGAAAATATAAGAATATTCATACAACTCAAGATTATGAAGAAAATCATATTTTTAATGGTTTAACTTATAAATCTATATTATTACCTTTCAGAGACTTAATGTGTGATGATTCTTATTTCCATAGTGTTATTTTTGATATTTCTAGTCAAATTTACAACAATAAAATAAAAAAAGGTTCATTTATTTTAAAAGATGTTGATTTACATGGATCTAATGCTAAATTAAAAATTACTTTAAAAGACAACTATGCTGGATGTTTATATAGATGTGATTGTGAAACTGAAGTAGCAGATTGGAATTATGTAGGTCATATATTCTATAGCGAGGGTATATCTACTATACTTCATCCAGGAATAGCAAACTTTGGTGGTAATAACTTTACATGTGAGTTTGAAAGCGAAAGAAGTTTATTTGTTAATGAAATAAACATACCTTGTGAAAGTGGAAAAATTAACAAGAGTTATAATTCAACATATAATGAAGACTTAAGAGCTAGTGATAGTGCTTTTGATCATGATGAGAAATTTGTTTATATAACTGATATTAATCTTCATGATGAAAATTTAAATATTGTTGCTAAAGCTAAATTAGCTCAACCTGTTCCTAAGAAATCAAGTGACAATATAGTTTTCAGATTAAAAATGGATTATTAATGAATTTAGGTTTAGATATATCAACTTCTATAATAGGTGTATGTTTATTTGATAATGATAGTTTTGTACTGATGGATAAAATAGATCTTACTAAAACTAAATGTATATTTGAAAAAGCTAAAAGAGTTGAAAACTACTTTGATAAGTTATCTTCTGATCATAATATAACAAACATTTATATAGAAGATATACTTCAGGCTTTTAGAAGAGGCATGTCTTCTTCAAAAACTTTAATGCAACTGGCTCGATTCAATGGTGTTGTTTCAAACATTGTATTTCGCAGCTGCGGTTTGATCCCTGTTTACATTAATGTTAATACTGCTAGGAAACTATTAGAAATAAAAATCGATAAAAACAGCGTCATTGACAAAAAAGAACAAGTTTTAAATTGGGTTAACGAAGATTTAGGCGGATATAACTGGCCAGAAAAAATAATTAGTCGTGGAAAGAATAAAGGACTTGTAAAATTTGAAAAATTTTGTTATGATATGTCTGACTCATATGTAATATGTAAAGCAGGTATAAAATTAAATAATGGATATCATAAATAAAAGATTAGATTTCTTTGAAAGTTTTATAGATAATTGCCAGCTTGATAAAGATGGTGTTAACTTAAATATTTGGTGTCCTTTCTGTAGGAATAAATCAAAAAACAAACTTAAGTTATGTATTCATTTAGAAAAGGGATACTATCATTGTTGGGTATGTGATAAAAAAGGTTCAAATATACCTAGTCTAATTAAATACGTCAATAAGAACAAAGTAGAAGAGTCTAAAAAATACTTTAAATCTTATAATAAAAAGTTTTCTCTATTTGAAGAAGATATTATTGAGGAAGAAATAAATGTTTCACTTCCAAATAATTTTAAATTCTTTGTTGAAGACTTTAATCCTATAGATCCAGATGCAAGAGATGTTTTCAAGTATGCTTTAAAAAGAGGAGTAAATAAACATAAACTGTGCATGTTAAGAATAGGTTATAGTCTTGATAGAGAATATAAAAGGTATTTAATTTTACCAAGTTATGATAAAAATGGTAAACTAAATTACCACGTAGGCAGAAACATAGATGTAAGTACACATGATTCTTATAAATACAAAAACGCATCTGTTCCTAAAAAGAATATTATATTTAATGAACTTAATATAAATTGGAAAATGCCTTTAACTTTAGTTGAAGGACCTTTAGACTTGATAAAAACTAATGATAACTCAACTTGCTTACTAGGGTCTACTTTAACAGAAGATATGATTCTTTTTCAAAGTATAATTAAAAATAGAACACCTGTAAATCTTGCGTTAGATAGTGATGCATATTCTAAATCTTTAAAAATTGCAAAACTTTTATACTCTTATGATATTGACGTAAATATTGTTGATACAAGAGGTAAAGAAGATGTAGGTGACATGGATAGAGAATATTTCTTAGAAAAGCTTAATAATTCTAAAAGATATTCTTATAATGACAATTTATTATCTAAGATAAGGATGCTATGAGTTTTAAATGCATACATATATCAGATGTTCATTTTAGAGGTCTATCGAGACATGATGAATATAAAGTTGTTTTTGAAAGACTTTTTTTAAAAGCTAAAAGCCTTAATCCAAATATAATATTTATTGGTGGAGACATAGTACATTCAAAAACACAAGGAATAAGTCCAGAGCTTATTGATATTTTAACTTGGTGGTTTAATTCACTAGCAGAAATTGCACCTACACATGTAATATTAGGAAATCATGACGGATTAATTCTTAATGAAAATAGACAAGATGCAATTACTCCTATTATAAACGCAATAGACAATAAAAATATATTTCTTTATAAAAAAAGCGGAACATATTGTACTGGGATAGAAGGATTTAACTGGTGTGTATTTTCTTGTTTTGATGAAGAAAACTGGAAAAACGTAAAACCTGTAAAAAACGAAATAAATATAGCATGTTTTCATGGCGGTGTTTTAGGATCTTTAACAGATAGCGATTGGGATATAAGTGGAGAAGTATCTTTAAGTTTTTTTAATGGATATGATTTTGGATTCTTAGGTGATATACATAAATTACAATATCTTGACGATGAAAAAAGAATTGCATATCCAGGATCAACAATACAACAAAACTATGGTGAAAACATAGAAAAAGGATTCTTGTTCTGGGAAATTAATAGTAAATATGACTACACTTCTGAGTTTTTTAGTATTGATAATCCTCATCCTCATGTGACTATAGAGTGGAAAAATAATGTTAAAAGTACTATATCTTCTTTAAAAGACTTGCAAGAAAACTCAAAAGTAAGAGTAAGATATAAAGACAATATTTCTCAGGCTGAAATAAAACTTATACATGACTTTTTAAAAGAAGAAAAAAATGCTAAAGAAATAGTTTATCAAAACAACGGTATTAAAAACAATACAAAAGAAGATAAAATAGTTAAAGAAACAAAAATAGATATCAAGTCTGATAGTGATAGAATTAAAATATTAAAAGAATATTTCAGTGAAGAAGATGATAAACTATTAAATGAAGTAAACAATTTATATAAAATAAACTTAGATAAAGTATCAAAAGATTATTCAGTATATAATAGCAATGACTGGTCTTTGAAGTCGTTAGAATTTAGTAACACATTTGGATATGGAAAAAATAATCTTATTAATTTTGATAATCTAGATGGAATTGTTGGTATATTTGGTAATAATAGATGCGGAAAATCATCAATTCCTGGAACTTTAATGTATGGATTATTTAATACTACAGATAGAGGTCCTATAAAAAACCAGTACATAGTAAATACAAGAAAAGGTTCATGTCAAGCAAAGATCAACTTTACAACTTCAGGTAAAGAGTTTGAAATATTAAGAGAAACTACTAAAAAATCAAGTAAAACTAATAAAATAACAACTTCTACAAGTCTTAAGCTTACAAACAATTCAGGCGAAGAACTTATAAATAAGTCTGAAGAACAAAGAAGAGAAACAGAAAAAGTACTAAGAAGTATTATTGGATCTCATGAGGAATTTTTATGTACTACTTTTGCATCTCAAGGAGAAATGAACTCTTTTATTAAAGAAAAGACTACAGCTAGAAAAAAAATTCTTTCAAAATTTTTAAATCTAGAAATTTATGAAGAGCTTCATAAGCTATCTAGAGATGAATATACTGTAATGAAAAGCAAGCTTAAAGAGTTTAATGAGAAAAACTGGCAAACAATAATTGCTGATGAAAAGTCTAAAATAGTTAATCTTAAAATAAAAAATGCAGAACTAGAATCAAGCTTAATAGAAATTAGAAATATAGAGATTGAAAAAAGGATTGACTTAGAAAAGTTAACTAGTAACTCAAATGATGATCTTATAAGTTGTGAAAAAACAAAGCAAGAAATAAAGTCTATTGAAGATAAAATAGCAAATTTTGAAGATATTTTAGAAAATAAATCAAAAAAGCTAGAAGAAAATAAAGAAAAGTCTAGCAAAATAAAAAAGTTTAAGTCAACATTTCCTCTTAAGAAGTTAGAACAAGACAAAGAAAGAATTGACATTCTTAGTAAAAAGCTAGTTGACTTAAAAAATCAGTTAGGTAATACAAAAACTACACAAAATCGAGCAAAAAATCAGATAAAGATTTTAAATGAAGTTCCATGTGGTGACAAGTTTAAATCTTGTAAGTTTATTAAGGATGCTCATAGTTCTAAAGACTCATTAAAGGAGTTGGTAGAAATTTCAAAAACACTTGAATCTTCTATATTTGAAGTTAAAGAAGTTATAGCTAACTTAGATAAAGTTAAAATAGAGTCTAACTTAAAAAAGTACAATGAAGTTTTAAATAAAGAATACAAGCTTAAAGTTGACAAGTCTAGTTTAGAATCTGAAATAATAAACATTAAAGAAAAGATAAAAGAAAGCAAGCTTTTACATAAAGATAAAAATATTTTACTAGAGTCTCTTGTAAATAGTGACAATGATGGTTTGATTAAGAATATTGAGAAGTTAAAAACAGAGTTAAAAGAAGTATCTAAAAATATAAATAATTGTGAGATACAAAAACAAGAAAACTTAAGAAGTATCTTCAGACTAGAAAGCAGTATAGAAAATTTAGCTAGTGAAGAAAAAAATTATGAAGATTTAATTGCAAAATGGCAAATATTTGATTCTTTTACAAAGTCACTTTCTAAAAAAGATGGAATTCCAACAATGTTAATAAATTCTTCTTTGCCTAAAATTAACAAAGAAATAAAAAATATTTTAAGTGGAGTTTGCAACTTTGATATAGAACTTGTTGATGAAAGTAATGGTAACTTAAACATCTATATTGATTATGGTGATTCAAAAAGAATAATAGAGTGCTGTAGTGGAATGGAAAAAATGATATCTTCTATTGCAATAAGAGTTGCTTTAATAAATGTTTCAAATTTACCAAAGTCTGATATTTTTATTATTGATGAAGGTTTTGGTTCTTTGGATAGCACGAATATAGAAGCTTGTGGTAGACTATTAAAAAGCTTAAAAAAGTACTTTAAAACAATTATGATAATATCACATATAGATTCTATAAAAGATATAGTAGATAAAAATCTTGAGATTATTTTAAAAGGTAAAGACTCGCATGTCAGATTTGAGTAAAAAAGAATTATGGAGAAAAATTGACAGCACTAATGAAGAGTTTGTCAAAAAAAACATTAGATTTGTTAGAGAGATTAATGATATTCCACTTTCTCTTGATTGTCCTATATGTAAAAAGTTAATAAGCTGTATTGAAGACGTTGAGTTTATGAAAAAAGAAAACTGTTGTGAAGAATGTCATATAGTTTATTATTATAGTAACAAAGAAAAATGGGAAAATGGCTGGAGACCAAATAAGTAGCTTAATAGATAATTATTAATATTAATTGAAAGGTTTGCGAATAAAATGGAATATGATCTAATACAAAACTTAGGTAATTGTCTAGACAATGTTTATAATAATTATTCAGAGTCACATGATAGAAGAACAGTTGCATCTATAAGAGATGATATGCTTTGTATTGAGTATAGAACAATATTAAGAGCTGCTAAAGATGTAGAACTCCAGCGACAAATAGATATGCTTAAGTCTGAAACAATGCAAATGATCAAATCTAGATTAAAACTAATAAAAGATGATTTTAAAGAATCAGCTGGTAGGTCACTTAGGACAAAAAAAGAAACCGAACATGATTCGATGGAAACATTAACAGTTTCAGCTTATAATCCTATTAGAACTATTAAGTATAAGTTTGTAGTTTGTTATAAGGTTTCATAATGTCAAAAAAGCTTTCCAAGCAAAACCAAATAAATGAAATAATAAAGTGTGGAAAAGATCCTGTATACTTTATGAACAAGTATTTAAAAATACAACATCCTATAAAAGGATTAATACCATTTAATACTTTTGACTTTCAAGATGATTGCGTTAAAGATTTTAATGATTATAGATTTAATATTGTATTAAAATCAAGGCAGTTAGGTTTATCAACACTAGCAGCAGCATATTCTGTTTGGCAAGCTATTTTTTATAAAGAAAAGAATATATTGATAATTGCTACAAAATTAGCTGTTGCGCAAAACTTTATTAGAAAAGTTAAAACTTATATAAAAAGCATGCCTAATTGGCTTTTAGTTCCTACAATAACAGCTAATAACAAGCAACAAGTTGAGTTTTCAAATGGCTCTCAAATAAAAGCAGTACCAACATCTGAAGATGCAGGTAGATCTGAAGCCTTGTCTTTGCTAATTGTAGATGAGGCAGCTTTTGTAAGAAACTTTGATGAATTATGGATGGGTTTATATCCAACTTTATCTACAGGTGGACGAGCTATTATATTATCTACTCCAAATGGTGTAGGTGGACAATATCATGAGCTTTATACAAAAGCTGAAAGAAAAGAAAACAAGTTTAATCCTATAAAACTTATGTGGGATGTTCATCCTGAAAGAGGCGATGAGTGGTTTGAAAAAGAAACCAAAAACATGTCTAAAAAGCAAATATCACAAGAGTTATTATGTGACTTTGCATCTTCAGGAGATACGTTTTTAAATCAAGAAACACTTGAAAAACTTAGAATACTAACTAAAAGCCCCATAGAAAAAAGCGGACCTGAAATGAATGTTTGGTATTGGGATTACCCTATAGAAGGAAATAACTATGTAGCTTCTGCTGACGTTTCTAGAGGTGATAGTGGTGACTACTCAACATTTCATATAATAAATGTTAATGATATGTCTGTATCTGTAGAATTTAAAGGTAAGATACCACCTGATAATTTTGCATCTCTACTTTATGATGTAGCTAGAAGATATAATAAAGCACTTATATGTCCAGAAAATAATGCATATGGATATACAGTTCTATCAAAACTAGGTGATTTAGGTTACGACAATATATACTTCTCTTCAGAAAGAGAAAAATATAAGTTTCTTTATAGTGATGAAGGCAGTATAGGCAAGGCTGGATTTAATACTAATAAAGAAAGCAGAGAAAAGATTTTAGCAAACTTTGAAGAATCATTAAGAAACGGTAGAATAAAAACAAAGTCTATAAGATTAGTATCAGAGCTAAAAACATTTGTTTGGAATGGTAAAAAAGTTGGTGCAATGAAAGGATATAATGATGACCTTATTATGTCTTTAGCAATTGGCTGTTGGCTTTCTGATAGTAATAGTGATACATATAATACAATGCAAATTCAATATGCAGATGCTTTATTGAAAGGTATGCAAGTAAATAATACTGATATTAAGAAAACAAATATGTCTCCTTTCTATAATAGTAAAGAGATAATGGTAAATCCTTTTATTCCTGTTTATATGGGAGAAAATAGATTTGCTAATAGCAAAGAGTCAACAAAAAAAAATCCTTTGGGTGACTTAAGTTGGTTAATAGGAAAGTAAATGGCAGAAAACAATAATAATCTATTTAAAAAATTAACAGATTTGTTTAGATCTGGCCCAGTTGTAAGAAGAAGAATTAAAAAGTTCAAAGGTACAACTGCATCTAAATCATCATTAGAAGTTTTTAGAAAAGCTCATAGTGATGTTTATAACTCTACTTTAAGTGCATATGGCTCTTATGATAGAATGGCAAGATATTCAGATTTTTCAGAAATGGAAGCAACTCCAGAAATATCTTCAGCGCTAGACATTTATTCAGAAGAATGCGTTTCACCTGATGCAGAAGGAAATGTACTTCACATATATTCTGAAAATAGAATGATTAAAAAACTACTAAGTGAACTATTTTATGATGTTCTAAATGTAGATTTTAATATGGTTATGTGGGTAAGAAATCTTTGTAAGTATGGTGACTTTTTTCTATTCAATGATATTCATCCTGAATACGGTGTAATTAATGCATTTCCTATTCCTATAGCAGAAATTGAAAGAGAAGAAGGATTTGATAAAGATGATCCAGGTGCTGTTAGATTTAGATGGGTAACACAAGGCAACAGAGTTTTAGAAAATTGGCAAGTTTCACACTTTAGACTTTTAGGAAATGATGCATTCTTGCCTTATGGCGCTTCTGTTCTTGAAGGTGCTAGAAGAGTATGGCGCCAATTAATTCTTATTGAAGATGCAATGCTTGTTTATAGAGTAATAAGATCTCCTGAAAGAAGAGTATTCTATATAGACGTAGGTAATATACCCCCTGAAAATATTGCTGATTATCTAGAACAAGCACAAACTTCTTTAAAACGAAATGCTGTTGTAGATAAAACAACAGGGCAAGTAGATCTTAGATATAACCCGCTATCAGTAGACGAAGACTACTTCCTACCTGTTCGTGGCGGAGAAAGCGGAACTCGTATTGATACATTAGCAGGTGGATCAAATACTACTGCAATAGAAGATGTAGAATACATACAAAAGAAGCTTTTTGCTGCATTAAAGATTCCAAAAGCTTATTTAGGTTATGATGAAGATATTGGATCAAAAGCTACTTTAGCTCAAGAAGATGTAAGATTTAGTAGGACCATCCAAAGAATACAAAAAACAATCATCTCAGAGCTAAATAAGCTTGCAATGATACATTTATATACATGCGGATACACAGATGAAGATCTGTTAAACTTTGATTTAAAACTAAGTAATCCATCAAGTATTGCACAACAACAAAAACTGGAATTAATTAGGACTAAATTCGAAATAGCATCTTCAGCTCCTGAATCTATTGTTGATAGAGAATGGGTTAGAAAGCATATTCTAGATCTTAATGATGATGAAATTGCTAGAATAGAAAAAGGAAAGATAGCTGATAAATTATCAGATATGGAACTTGAAGGTGTTCAACTAGAATCTCAAGATGCATTTAGCTTTGGAGATGAAGGTGAAGAATCTGGCGGAGATGAAGGTGGAGCAGGTTTAGGAGGTGGAGCTGAACCAGAACCAGCAGGAGATGAAGGAGGAGGAGGTGGTCTAGAAGGTTTATTCTCTGGTGATATGAAAAGTGGAAAAATAATGTCTGAAGAAGATTTTCAAGAAATAGATGAACTTTTAGAAGAAGACGACGAAGTATCTGATGAAGCAAAAAAAGTAATCGACAATAAAGGCGCAAACGTAACACAAGAAGCTGGTAATAAAAAAGGATCAAAAAGAGGTAGCTATAGAAAAAAACAAAATAGTGAAAATAAGCTTATTAAAGATATAGACCCAAATTCAGGAGCGACAAAACTACCAGATACTATTGTAACTGCTAGAGATTTAAGTGCAAGCTTATCAGATGGTATTATGCCTCAAAGTCCGATTGTTGATAATTTTATAGATAAACAACTAAGTAATAGAATGAGTAAATCACTTGATAGCATGGGTAGAAAGTTAAATATACAAAACAAAAAAGGTATGTTGACAGAAGGTCTTGATGATTGCGATATACTTATAGATGATGAAGATTATAGCGAAGAGGAAAAATAAATGGCTAAGGTTCATAACAAAAAAAGAAATATCGGCATTATTTATGAACAAATGATTAAATTTATTTGTAGCCGAATGCTAGAAAATGATAAAGAAACAGCACAAAAAGGTGTAGAAATAATCAAAGAAAAGTTTAAAAAAGGTACTCAACTAAATAAAGAGTACACTCTTTTTAAAGCTCTGGCTACAACAAAAAACACTACAGATAACTTAGCTACTTCAATTATAAGTGAAGCTAAAAAAGCATGTAATAATATGTTTGATAGTAAAAAACTAGAAATTGAAAAATCTAAATTAATTAAAACACTTAATCATACTTTTGGAAAAGGTGTTATCTTTAAAGAAAATGTTGAAAACTATAGAGTTTATGCAACAATACAAACACTACTAAACGAGTGGAGAAGCGACGAAACATCTTTTGACTTAATGACTGAATATGAAATTAAGCTTCATAATTCTTTAACAGAAAAAGTAGAAATAAATGTTGAAGATAAAAAAGAAGCTATTAAAGTTGATAGTTTTACGCTTAAAATGATGAACGAAGTGTTTAACAGGAGATACGATTCTGCTTTAAATCAAACTCAAAAAGATCTTCTTTCCTGCTTTATTAATAATGATAATGAACTTCTAAGAGAAAAGTTTTGCATACTTAAAGAAAATGCAAAATTAAAACTAGATAGTTATATAAAAGAATGCAATAACAAAATACTTTCAGAGAAGTATAGCATTGTTAAAAGTAATATAGAAAAACTTGAAGTAGATTTTTATAACAAAGAAAATTTGCAAAAGTTTATGACTGTATCTAAGCTCTATGAAGAACTTTTAGGAGAATAAAATGAATGCAACTGCTAAACTAATAACAGAGTGGACAAACTTTGAGTATGATCCTAAGATTATAAAAGAGCAAAGAGAAAAAGGCCAGCCTCTAATCATGAAGGGTATTCTTCAAAAAGCTGAGACTTTAAATCAGAATGGACGTATTTACCCTAAAGTTATCCTTGAAAGAGAAATAAGAAATTACCAAAAGTTTATAAAGGAAAACAGAGCTTTGGGTGAATTAGATCATCCTGACTCTTCTGTAGTTGAGTTAAAGAATGCATCACACGTTGTAAAAGAAGCTCACATGGAAGGAAACATAGTATATGGAACTGTTGAGATATTAAATACACCTAGCGGTAAAATACTACAAAGCCTTGTTGAAAGTGGAATAACTTTAGGAATATCATCTAGAGGTGTTGGAAGTACTAGAACACAAGGTGATATGCAAATTGTACAAGATGATTTCCAGCTTATTTGCTGGGACTTTGTAAGTGAGCCTTCAACTCCAGGTGCTTTTATGATGAAAGAGGGAAGAGAATTTAATCGTCAACAATTAAACGAGATATTTAACAAATCTGATAGAATAGATAGAATTTTTAATGACATAATGGAGTGGAAATAATGGCAATCTCACACATACCAAGATCAGTAGGGCATAACTTTGCTCCAGAATACCAGATTAGCGCTGTTCCTTATATGAGATCTTTAACAATTGGTAATACTTTAGTTGATGAATCAAATGATATAAGATCATTTTCATTTCCAAAAATAACTCAGTGGTTAAGTTTTAAAACATTGGCAGGAGTCACTGTAACAGTTTATTTTTGCAAAGAAGACGCTGTAAACCTATCAAACGGTTTGGTAGTTGCAGCTGAAACGACGTTTCCTTTACATTTAAGATGTACTAAGCTATATTTTAATAATAAAGCTGTAAACGCAGGAGGAAATACAGGCTTAGCTATTCAAGTAAGAGCTGGTTTAACAACAATTGATTCATCTGAGTTTAGCAATGTAGTAGAAACATTTTTAGAGGCTAATAACTAATGGCAAAAGTAAGTAAAAGTTTATTAAAAGAGATAGTAAAAGAGTGTTTAGTTGAGATTCTTGCAGAGGGTCTTACAGGTGGAAACGTTGACACATTGAAAGAGAGTGTTGAAAACTTATCTTATGCACATAATAGAAATATTAAAAGCATGTTACCACCTAAAAAGAGCAAAAAAGTTGTTAATGAAAACTTTAAAGAGAATACAAGAAAAGTTATAAGTGCAGCAACAAGTGATCCTGTGATGGCAGCTTTATTAGAAGACACAGCAAATACAACATTGCAGGAGCAAAACAGTGCTGATGGAGCAAAGTTTGCTGCTAAGCCTCAAGATGAAGTGAGTCAAGTTGTAGCAGAGGCAGAGCCATCTGAGTTATTTGGAGAGGCATCAAATAATTGGGCGCATTTAGCATTTTCTGATGCTTAATATAAAAAATAGTTAAAGATTCTTATTTTGATTTATATTTATAATTGAAAATATTTATTAAATCATGGAGAATTTAAAAATGGCAAGAAGAAAATTAACACCTGCAGTTATTCGTAGAATCATTAAAGAAGAGAAAGCTCGTTTAAATGAGACTTTAGAGTTAGGGTTGAGTCATCCTAGTGAAGCTCCTAAGAGAACAAAAGAAGTAGCTGCTCATAAGCTTGCTAGTACACTTGAAGCATGTATTAATCATTATAAGGCATGTAATCTTAAAGAGGCCAAGTTACGTCGTGAATTGAAGAAGATTCAAGAGACTAAGAGACGTCTTAAGAAAAAGATGTTAAAAACCTTAGACTAATATTTAAAAGAAATAATTAAAATAAAAGAAAGGTTTTTATTATGGGCGCAAATGCAACAATGACAAACGAACAGGCAACAAGGCTTGGCGGACAAAGAGCAAAATTTAGTGAAAGCTTTAACGGTAAAGGTGCAGGAGGAGTTTTAACAGAAATATTTAGTAGTCCTCATGCACCTAGTTCTGGAAATTTTGCAGAATCTAAGTCTGCATTTGATAAGGATTCTGTTGGAAGAGGTAGAAATGTAGATTTTGAATATGATGTAGATCTTACATATTCAAGCGGAGAAGATTTATACTCTGTTGTAACTTCTCAAGAAGATAAGCCTAATGAAAAAGGTCCACAATTAAAAACTATAAAAATAGGTGATAATGGTCAACCAGATATTCAAAATAGTGATCTTCAAGAAGACTCTGGTAGAGTTTCATATATTGGTAATGATAGAGGCTTTGGAGTATCTCCTGAAGATAGAGAATTACCTAGTAGATACAATAAAAGAGATGACGTTACTTTAGGTGAGTATATAGACTCAGGTAGATATAGTTGGGCAGAACCAAATTCTTAAGTTTTAATTATGTCTATACCTTATACTAAATCTATAGCGAATCCTAGTCCAGGTCATTATGATGGAAGAAATGATTTAGGATATGGTAGATCTGATAATAGTGGATTAGGAAGTAACTGGAATATGGGAGATGCTTTATCATCTCCTAAGGGACAGTGGGATAAAGAAGAAGATTTAGTATTAGTAGATTTTGAAAAAGTCTTAAATGAAGTAAAAAACCTTTTTAATCTTTTAGATATTGAATTTGATATAGAAGAAGAATTAGTTGTTGAAGAAATAGAAGTTGAAAAAATATTTTTGTTTGATGCTGTTGAAGATATTCTTAGTCTATTTGATATTGACATCTATAATTTAGAAGAAGTTGAATTTGACACTGTCGAAGTTAATTCTATTGAGCTTTTAAAGCAGCTAAATAACTTTATAGAGCTGTTTGAAATTAAAAGTAGTATAGATTATAATATAGACGAAGAAGATTCAATAGAGATAAACAACAAAACTTTGTTTGATCTATTAAAATATAGTCTTAAAATTTTAGATATAGAAATAGATGATTTTGATAGTAAAAATATAGGAATTAATAAGAAAATGCATGTTTCATTAAACAAGCAAGCAAGCGACTCATTATCTAAAAGAAAGACTGACCCTTATTCATTCAATGGTTTAGCAAATACATCTCAGTATCTTGGTGCATCACATAATAGAAAAGGTAGTTTAATAAAGAGTTACATAAAAGAAGTTTTGTTAAGTGAAACTGGAATGGCAGTAACAACTATAGTTAAAGGAACTATTGGAAATCCTTATCCTAAGAAAAACGCTATCGGTACAATGGGAATGTCAGGTGCTTTTTATATAAAAAGAGGTGGTTATAAACAATCACGTAAGTCTACCACAGATGGTGGTGAAACTGTAGGAGGTAGAACAGGCATTGATGGAAAAAAGAGAACAGGTAGTAAAAGTGATGAAGAATATGAAATACAGTATGATGAAAATGGTGAGATTATGAGTACAGGTGAGATATTATCAAATACTGTTGACAATACTTTTAAAGATGAAGATAATGTTTCAAAACATACAAAGAGATCTAAATTAATAAATTATATGTAGCAAATAAAAACATTGATTAATATATAATTAATAATGATTATGAAATGTGAGTGATTATATGTCTAATAGTTTATATGAAGAAGCAATTAATGCTGCAGAGCAAATTAAAGAAGCTGCAGAAAATAAAGTTAAACAACAGTTGATTGAGTCTATGTCTCCTCAAATTAAACAACTTGTTGAAAAAGCATTGCATGATAAAACAGACGGTAGTCAAAATAAAGAAGTTAATGAAGAAGAGACTACAGAAGAATGTGGTACATACGAGTCTGAAGAATTACAAGAAGAAACTTTAGAAAAAGTAGACTTAGACAAACCAGATGGAATACCACAAGAACTAGGCGGTGAAATTGTTTCTTCGCCACCAGATGATTCTTTTTTTGATACAGACTTAATTAACGAACCAGTTGAAGAGCCAGCATTAGACGTAGAAGACAAATTAGGTAAACAAATAAGTAATGAGTCTATTAATATATTTAAGAAGCTTATAACTAAGAATGCTCAAAAAAATGCATTAAAAAAGAAGCTTAGACATATAAGAGAAGGCATTACATCATTAAAGAAAGTAATGTTATTATCAGAAAACAACCACATTTCAAGAAAAAATGCCAAAAAAATCGTAGAAACATATAAAAATTTATGTCAAGAACTTAAAAATATTAAAACTAACAGCATAATTAAGTCTGATACAAAATTATTAAAGGAATATTTAGAAATTTCTAAGGAGTTGAATAACATGTCTAGAAGACAAAGCAAAAAATATTTAAATGAAAGTCTTGATGATCTCTTAGAGATGCATCTTTTTGAAGAAGATGAAGCAGATGCTGTTGAAGCTGATCCTGAAGCAGATGCTGTTGAAGCTGATCCTGAAGCTGATCCTGTGACAACGGTTGATACTGACGGAGTAAGTGATGCTTTAGAAGATCTTTTTAAAGCACTAGGTGCCGATGAATCTTTAAATATAGACGTGACTCAATCTGGTGAAGGATCTGGTGATTTAGAAGGTGAAGAATCTGATGATTTAGAAGGTGAAGAATCTGATGATGATGACGATGATATATTGTCTGACTTGGAGACTGAGTCTAATCAAAAAGACGAGAGTGCTATTTATGAACTAGACGAGACATACTTAGAAATGGACAATGTGTCAGAGCTAGAAGAGATGATTGAGATTGAAGAAATGGACAATGTGTCAGAGCTAGAAGAGATGATTGAGATTGAAGAAATGGACAAAATGGAAGGAATGGAAGAGATAGAAACATGTGCTGATGGCTCTAAAGAAGAAGGAGAGCATATTGAAGAGTCTTCTAGAAGAAAAGGTGAGTTATTCTTAGAAATTGATGAAAACATGTTGAAGAGAGAAATCTCTAAGATGAAGAGAGCAAGAGGAAATTTATCTGTTGATAATGTTCAATCAAATAAGCTAGATGAAATGAAAATTAAAGCTGTATTAACAAAGGCTGCGAAAAAGAATCGCATGCTTGAAAGCAAGCTTTCTCAATATAAGAAGGCAGTTCGTCAAATGAAGGGCCAACTTAGCGAAATGAACTTATTTAACGCAAAGCTATTATATGCTAACAAACTAATGCAAAACAGAGATTTATCTGTTAAGCAGCAAAGAAAAATTGTTGAGTCTTTAGATAATGCTAAAACTCTTAATGAGGCTAAGCTTCTTTTTGAGAGTCTTTCAGGATCTTTAACAAACAGCAATGCAAATCGTAAATCAGGTTCGAAATTGACTGAGGGATCTAATCGTAGATTGATTGGTTCTTCTTCAAGATCAACTTCAAGCGCGCAGTCTCTTAATGAAAGCGTTGCTCTAGATCGTTGGGCAACATTAGCTGGAATTAAGAAATAATTTTTTATTTTACAACTTAAATTAATATTTATTAACAATAAACAAAGAAAAGGAATTTTTAAATGACATTTTCATTACAAAAATTAACTGAAGGCATTCGTGATCGTCACGTAGGCCAACAAAACAAAAGATTGGTCGAGAAGTGGTCTCGTACCGGCCTTTTACGTGGTATGGGCGATGTTAACCGCGAAAATATGGCAACTCTTCTAGAGAACCAAGCAGCTCAAGTTCTTCGTGAGAGCAGCAGCATGACTAACGGTGACGTTGGTGGTTTCTCTAACATTGCATTTCCAATCGTTCGTCGTGTATTCGGTGGACTTATTGCAAACGAGCTTGTTTCAATTCAACCAATGAGTTTACCATCAGGTCTTCTCTTCTACCTAGACTATACATATGGTCAAGATAGCGGTGCATATTCACAAGGTGAGTCAATCTATGGTGGTCCAGCTGGTAAAGCTATCCAAAGCGGCGCACTTGCTTCT